GTGATAGCTGCGTTGATTTGGCCTTGGTCCCTCGCCTCCTCCCTCAAGTCATGGAGTGCCGAGAGATGTCCTTCCATGGAAACTCTATCTCTCTCTGCCTCCTTGATTTCCTGGTCGATCAGATAATTTCTCAGAAGTGGGTTGTGGTTGAGTAAGACGCTGCCCTGCCTCTTTGCAGCTGCTCGATTCTTAGTGTATCCAGCCTTGACCGCTGCCTCCGTTGCGTTCTGGCCTTTCATGTACTCTCGAGCGAACTTCTTTTGTTTCGGATTCAGTGGTTGCCACCTCTTACCATCGGGGTCAAGGTAGCCGTTGCCGTCATCAGCAGGGATCATGGGAGTGTACTGTAGGTCTTTCATCCAATAGTTCCGAGGGGTTCCGATGGGTCAAACTATATATCAGAAAGAAAATAAAATATAAAAATGTAAACTTTTGCTCGTGGCCTCTCTTATCTATTCTCTGTTTCAGAACTAATAGAACTAATATATTCTATTACTTTTCACTGACACTCTTCACGGCTCACAACTCTCGTTCCAAGAGCCTTTCAACAAAATTCTATTACTTCTATTACTCTATTAGTCGTTTTTGTTAATTTTTTTAAAAAAAGTTTTTTTTCTAAATAGACTAATAACTCTAATATCCTTAAGGTGAATCCCAGTGACTTAAAGTCCAGCGGTTAATGTCAAAAATATGTGATCCCTCTCGTTCGGTTACGTGGAGCAAATATTCTTTATCCTCGGCTCTGAACATAATCGTAGTCGCTAAAGATATCCCATTCCAGATGTTAGTTTCTAAATACTCAACCCGTGGGTCACCTTTAAGATCTTCGAGGTAGTCGCTAGGTAGTTCTTTTCCCACCACGTCATAAGCTTCTTCTTTGAAGTTTTGTTTCTCGTCAGATCCTTCGTAACTCACTGGTTCCCAATGTTTATCGTTTATTAGAAACGGTGTTACATAATCAGGTTCGTTCACTTTATCTTTCTCCTTTCTAAAGTATTTTCTGTAAATAAATCCAACCGTGGCTACAAGTTCTAAGTCCTACCATTCTGCCAACGTTCGTAGTATCCCTCCACATAAGAATCGACCAATCACCAGGATCCATCCACTCAGTTTCGTGCCATACGGTAATCTTTACCCCCTCAGCACTTTCAGGTATTTTCCACGCATCGGTGAACCAAGAATCTTTCCCGTCTCTCAGGTTTTGTATCGCTTCAGATAACTCTTCTTCTTTCGAAGCAGTCCTTAAAGCTAATTCTAACTCTGGGTGTACGTGGTACTCGAGCCACTCCCCACTAGTCATAATCTGACCTATCGTAATGCTCTTTAGCATATCTTTCTCCTTTCTAAGTAAAATCCTACGCGCGTAAACGCGCCCCTATATTATAAGGCGCGACTAAACGAGGGTAAAGCACTAAGGGAGAGTCCCCACCTTCGGCTCCACACGGGTGGGGGGCGTGTGTCTTAGGGAGGAGTATTCCCTGAGCCAATTCAAGTTATTCGTCTTCTAAGATCATTCCACACTTTTCGCAATACGTCATCTCTGGGTATTGCAACACGGTCGCCCGACCCGACAAAGTCTCATACTCTGCAGGTTGGTACGTCCACTCGTGGTCGCATTCTTCTTCTATATCTGTCATGCCATCGTCGCCTTAATCCTGGCAACCAACACTTTAGTCGTGTTACAATAATCGCAACACTTACCCTCGTCAGCTAGTGGAGCAGGGTTATGGCCACCCCACCAAAAAGGCTCACCGTCTTCTGGGTTTATTTGTGGCAATATCTTGCCATCACATAAAACGCAATCTTGTAGTTCCTGGTCTTCCATCATTTCTCCTTTCTAAGTTATCCCCGCGCGGTATAGCGCGGGTAATAAAGCGTAACCCCCGACCAAAGGATAGTAAAGCACTAAACCCGAAACTCCTCATCAAGTTTCTCTTGTAATGTCTTTGGGATCCAGGTTCGTGGGTCGGTATAACCTGCCTCAACACCGTCAGGCATAATCGAAGCTCCCCCTCGTTTGATATCCATAATCATGTAATTATGTATGCCCCAAGTATCGCAGTCGGTCTCATAACCCTGCTCTTCAATAAACGCTGCAACAAGATCTGTACCGTTCCAACCGTCACCGTCACCAAAACCAAATTTATGAAACGCTTCTTCCCAAATCCAATGGACCTCTTTTGTAGGCATTTCTTCTCCTCCGAATATTATTTCTATGGGCACTCTACCTCCCAATATGCTCGACGTCAGATCTAGGAATCACTTGGTATGCACCTTTGTTATACGCTGGTGCGACAGTAACTGTAGTCGTCGGTCTGTTATCTACTTTGTATGTACAATCTTTAGTAGGCATACGAGAGGGGTAGTCAATCCCTCTCTGCCACTCAGGTCGTACACGTGGGGTGAGTGGCCGAAACTCAGGTTTCGGCTTCCTCACATTACGGACTGGTTTATAACGTCTAGGCATCTTGTGTAACGTACTCGTCTGCGTAATCGGACTCGCAACGGTCATCGTCGATAGCAGCCTCGGTGTCGTCGGATACCTCAACAGGTCGGAAAGCTTTCTGGTGCTCGCCTACCATGTTTTTGAAGTAATCGAAAAACTCTCTGAAGTCCTCGTAGTAAATGCTCTGATATCTAGGATCTCTGTTAGATCTAGCTCGCGCATAATCAAGAAGCTCCTGTAAAAACTCCTGTCGGTGTGGAGCAAGTGCGGTAATAATCGGCACATCCTGGTACTCAGAAGCACTAAGCACTCTAGCTGGCTTACAGATATATCCGTAAGTAATAGCCATATCAAGCTGAGTCGTCGTAGCTAAACGGTAATCGGATAGCATCAATGGATCAGTATTACTGAAATGCTCGTGAGCTTCTTCGTAAGCCTCGGCAAGGTTAGTACCGTCTTTGTAACCTAGAACATCTTCTAAGAAATCTTCTAGTATACGACTGCGATAGTCGTCTCGAGATAAACTCATATAAGTCTCCTTTCTTCTTTCTAAAAATCGTACCCGTGGGCGGTACGCCTATATATAGCGTAACCGCCGACTAAACGAAAGTAAAGCACTAACTAGATTGGTATCCTCCTTTTATGTTATTTTCTTGGTAAAATATGCCTATCGTGCGTGAAGTATCTTCTACGATCTTTCTATCAAAAAACCATCCCCAAGATTCCTCGTCACACTGTTTTTCAGCGTAGTTCAATATCTCAGGGTTTATCGAGTAATATCCGAAACCACTGCCAAACGGCTCAGGCATCCCTTCATGTTGGAAACCTTGGTCTGCTGACCCAGTACCTCCTGATTCTCGATATGTACTCTTTTCACTAGGCATAATTAAATTTGCAGGAGTTGATTCGATTAACGGCTCTACTAATGAATATCACTAGTAGCAACGACCTAAAGTCATTACCATCAGCATTCCGAACGCCACTGTTCATCGAATCTGTTTCTCGTCCTAGGAACATAAAACGCCAAAAATCACCGACCTCTACAAAATCGAGAAAAAAACATTTTATGAAAAAGGCTCAAGCTGAGGCTCCTGCTCCCCTACTCGGAGTGTCCGGAATCTCTTCTACCTCTTCAACAACTGTTTGTCTCATCAAAGCAGTTATCTCAGGTAAATTCTTAAATAAAATCTTTTGTTGTCCACAGATCAAACAATCTATGGAGGTATAACCGTCAATAGGTTTTGGTGCGTGCCAGCCTTCGCACTGTGGGTGTGGTCCTATCGTCATACCGATATCGACCTCATCTTGAGCAGCGTCTAAATAATCACGCTCCATATCATGGAAGTCTGGGTACATGTACACTGCTCGGTCATGAAAGTCTTGCATATCGTTAACATGGTCGAATGCAGGGTCTTCTAAATACATCTTCTCAAAGATATCGTATTCAGCAATCTCGTATCCTGGTCGACCGGCTGGTCTAATTTTTAAATTGCGTTTGAAAGTTTCGAATCGCACGTAGATCTCCTATATCCTGTACGCAAAGTCACTTCTACATCGCACCAATACTTTTTCATCTTTGGGTCGATAGTCCGTCTTTGTGCAGCTTGGACGTTTTTTAGTTTTCTTCCGAATGTTTGTACATCCATAAAGTTCCCTCCAAAAAAAGATGGGGGGCTATGCCCCCCACACTTTGCTAGATACGCAAAACAATAAAGCCCTCTTCGATAAGGTGCTTTTTGTATTCTGCTGCAATCCGCTTCTTTTGTTTAGTGATCCTCGCTTGTTCGGCTACAGGATCTCTATCCTCGTCACGTCTCATTTCAACGTGACCTTCAAGAACTGCATAGTCCATAAGCTCGGCTATAGTAAAAGAACCACGATCGAAATCTTTATGTTCGATACCCATGTTCTCTTCCAATGCTTGCGTAAGCCCGATAAACTGTCCAGCAGTTTTAACACGCTCACTAGCTTTCTTGCCGGTGTACCTAAAACGTTGCATACCCTTTCCTTTACTCGTTGCTTCTGCCACTGGCACTTTAGCAACTTTCACTGGTTTTAGTGTCGCCTTCCCGACAGCACTATCAGCTTTGACAGCTGGTGCTGCCTTCTTCTTCGTCGCTGGCATTTTGATTCTCCTTTCTATCTGCCATTCTACTTTCTGCCTACTAAGTAGGAACCTATACGGTAACGCAGGAAACTACGAAAGTAAAGCACTAACACGAGCTTAGTGCTTCTTTAAGTCTGGATCCTGATTAACGTATCCACTCGAAGGCTCGCCGGAATCTACCATTCCCTCTTCGCGCCTATCATCTATTACCATCTGGATAACTTCGTCTAATCGACTAGCTAGATCTTGTAACTGTGTCACAAAAGCTGCAAGCTCTCGACTTATGTAAGACGTTTGATCTTTCGCTGCTATTAATTCAGCTAAAACATCTATTTTGTCGTCTGATGGTTCCATTTAGTTTTCCCCCTCTACTTCAACTATTGAGTCCTCGATCCTCGCCACGTTTACCCCAGACAGTTCGTTTTTCAAAACGACTCTCGACATAAAGTGCGGAGTCCTACAAAATCTCTTACCGTCTTTTTCAAAGTAAGTACGCTGCTTTTTGACCCAACCTCTCCAAGATTGGTCCATCCTATTTTTCAACGCTTTAGTCGTATCACTCCCACCATCAGGCTGGAAGAATTTAAATGCGTATTGCATTTTCTTATTTATCTCGCGAGGCTCTGGCCACGACTCCCAATCAATCTTTGACTTACGTCTACTATCTGCGGGGAGATCACCCCACTCGAAATCATCACTCATTAACGAGTTCCTCCGTTTTCTTAACTAATCCTTGAATGGCAAAGAAATCATCGCGATCAGCTTTGTTACTAATTTTGTTCGACAGCTGACAGCCCTGCTGTGTCATCTTAGAAACAAGTGTTCGCATAGAATGTTTACCGGCTTGTTGTATATCTTTGAAGTCGTTCAGAGGACGTTCGAGAACATCCTCGTCTGACAAAACGTTCAGACACCACCAGAGTCCACTGGCGGTGTCTGCGTCCAAGATTACAGAGTTTGTAAACTTATGTACCTGTGCCATTAAGCTGCCTTCGCATAATCAAGGGCTAGGTTCATCGCGGTAGTCTTTCGCTTAGAGGCCTCACCGAACATAGCGTTATACACTTTGTTCTCGCCTGTGCGCTGGTGATCTTCTACAAAAGTTACTGCGTTAAGTGCACCCCACCACGTCCCTTTTGCTGATTTAGTATCAGCTCCTGGGGCAGTTACAAGAGCTTCGAATACTGTTTTAGCAGTATTACTAAAGTGATCTTGTATTGGGCCTTCTTCTGGTTTGTAATCCTCAAAGATTTTAGGTTGGTAAAGTTTAGAGATAAACTCTAGTACCTGTTCATCTTTAGCTTTTTTCTTAGCGAGGAACTCAGCAGCTTCTTTAAACTCTGCACGCCGTTCGTATACAGCACCCATAGTTCGTAACGCCTCATCTTCTTTTACATCGTTAAACGCTGTACGGTGAGACATCGTAAAGTTTGCTGCTGCTTTTTGTCGTAACGCTAGTTGTAATGTATTACTACATACAACACGAACTTCGGTATCGCGTATTGACATAGCGTATCCAGGTTGGTGTGGCTGACGAAATAATACGAAACCATTTATCTCATCGCCTCCTGGAAGTGCAAAGCTGTCGTTTAGTTTAGCTAACCCGAAGATGTCTTTACCTCCACGTAAGCTACCCGCCGTTTCCATAGAGATATTAGCGTGTTTAGAAAACTTCTGGAAGAAGTCGAAGATGCGCTCGTTTTGTATTACTTGGTAATCGCCGGAACACTCACCTAACCACGCCCCGTCACTATCACGCATAAGCGCGAAACGGTCAGGGTTGTTAATAATTTCGAGGTCAGCATAGTATTTGTTACCGTCCTCATCTTGTTTAACCTGATACTCACTAACAGGTTTGTGCGTAGTATAAATAGGGCGTTTACTAACCGTCCAATCTAACTCCGCTGCTTTCATCATTTCATACGGCGTTAAGTCAGGGGGTACTTCTAACCCCTCACCGTGCCACGGTACTTGGCCTGTCCAGGCCATCGTCTCTACTGCTGCAACCATATTGGTCTCCTGTTATTTCTACTTTCTTTGGTAACGCTGTCACGGCGCTACTTTTAATACCTTAACCGCCCACTTTAGGAAAGTAAAGCACTAAGTTAGAACCGTTTAAGAAAACGGTGGAAGTCTTCCCAATCGTAAGGAGGAGTAAGACCATAGTAAAAGTCACTATTCCACTTAACTTTGCCATCTAAAAAATCCTCTAGTTCATAATCAGCTACATCGAACGCTCGTATTTGTTTTTCTTTCTTGACTAAAATCAAACACTTACCTCCACTTTTATCTCGGTTGTGCATCCACACAATCTGAAACTCACTCAGAGTTAATTTGTTTCCTGTAATTGATTTTAGTTCGATCCAGATTTCCTTTCCTTGATAACATAAGTTGACATCAGGTACTCCTTTAGCTGTACCTCCCGTCTCGATCCGTTGAAAATGCACCTCTTTCGATAAGTTCTCTCTTAAGAGTTGCCAGAGTGAAGCTTCTTTTGGCATTCATATCTCCTTCGATGGAAAGCGTAGTAATCCCCTTGTCCTTCTAAACACCGAGTCACGATCTGCCAGACTCGAGCTTTAGTAATCCCAAACTTTTCTCCGATGGCCTCCATAGTCATCTTCTGATTAGTATATAGATCAAATATCTTTGCATTGCGTTCTTCGTAAGTAGAAATCTGCTCTTGCGTAAGACTTCGTATTCTCATTTAGCATCGCCCCAAGTTTGTCCTTTTTCGTAATCTACTACCAAAGGTACTTTCAACTCGACGCAGTTGACCATCCGATCTATTATTATCTCTGCCTCCTCCTCCGATCTAACCGAGAAATCTAATTCGTCGTGTATCTGTAAATGTGGTACTAGTCCTTCCTTCCAGAGATCTAGCATCGCTAGTTTAGTCATATCCGCAGCCGATCCCTGTATCAGCCGATTCAGTGCCTTATATGTAAATGATCGTTTGAGATTATCCCCGTATTTATCTTTAGCTTCTTGTAATGGTAGAGGAGCTTGTTTCTCATGATGTAAGTATCCGACCGCCTCCCATAAGTCAAAGTGGCATTGCCGACCTCCGAGGGTAGTTATATATCCTCGTTGAGTCGCCATCCGAGAACACATGTCTTGTAAGCCTCTTATGAAAGGCACTCGATCATGGTAAGTATTTAGCAAAGCGTTTGCTTCGTCAGTTTCTAATCCGAGTTCACGTACCAATTTATCTTTACCCATGCCGTAGGTCAGACCAAGATTTATATCTTTAGCTTGTTTCCGAGGGATGTTAGCCATATCAGCTACGATCTGGTGGAAGTCTGCGTCTTGACTCGAGTAAGCTTCTACTGCTTCATCTGCCCCTGTCAGACCCAGCAATGAGGCGTAGTGCACTGTAATCCTGGGTTCTTGTTGAGAGTAATCAAAAGCTCCCCAGTGCGCTCCCTCTTCTGGAATAAAGAGTGATCTAATTAGTTTACCGATCTCTGGGTCTCGAGCTGGTACTTGTTGTAAGTTTGGATTCGAATAACTAAACCGACCAGTCACGGTTCCCCCACCATCGTTTCGTAGTGGGTGGGCTTCAGCATGTATTAGTCCATCATCGTCTACGTGTTCTAAAATCATTCCGTCGATAAACGTAGTCCGAGCTTTATTTAACTTCCGAGCAGCTACTAACATCTTCGGTAGTTCATGTTCGTGACTCTCGAGCCAGTTTGCTTGAAAACTAGCCATACCTTTCTCGGTATGTGGATACCATATGTCATTCTTTTTAAAAGCTTTTTCGATCGAAGCGTTCGACCAGATCTCTACGTCGATCCCAAACTTTCTTTTAAACTCTACTAAAATCTGTTGTTCTTTTTGCGAGAGCTCTTTTGCAAGTTGTTCTGTCCGATCTAAATCGATCCGAACACCGCGCCATCGCATCTCGATCAGTAACGGAATCAAAGCACACTCTAAATCAAAGATCTTTTGTAGTCCCTCAGTCTCGATCCTCTTCTTAAATATCTTCCATAACTTCAGAGTCATCACTGCATCTTGTTCAGCGTATGGCCCAACATATTTTGCAGGGAGTGCCCACATGCCACTCTTTTTATCTACGCCCCATGCTTTCGAGGCACTCTCTAAAAGAGTTTCGTCTTTCGACTCAGCTAAGAAATCTTGTCCTAGATTGTTTAAAGAATACGACCACCTGTTCTCATCAAACAACGGAGCAGCAAACATCGTATCACGGATATCACATTTTAGTTCGATCTCATAAGCTTTTAACCACCCTACATCGTAAAGTGAATTATGGAAAACAAGCGTACCTTTATGATTTTCAAGGGTATTTTTGAGCCAGCGTAAGACTAACTCTTCATCTAAATTACCTCCACCATCATGGCAGATAGGTAAGTAACCACTCCAACTGTCACTAGCTATAGCAATACCAATTATCGCACCGTCACCTGTTGGCCATCCTGGTCCTTTAATTCGTAAGTTAGGGTCTCGTGTTTCTAAGTCGACTGCTAATGTTTCGTAAGGATCGAAAGAGGGTAAGACAGACGGAGCTGCCCAATCACTTTCAGGTTGGATCAGGGGTATCTGCACTTAAAAGCACCTGTGGTTGTGAATGTCTAATGTGGTGTTCTACTAAAAATAGATACCGTCTCAAGTCTCCGATATCGTCGAGTAATCCGTTTTCGCCATCGTATCTACGACCAGCTTCGAAGATATCGTAGTTACAAGATTCAGCTTGTTGTTCGATACGGTCGAACTTTCTAGCTAACATCATAAATGCACCTGTACCGCCTCGTCGTTTCCAGGAGTCGCCGTAAGATTTTTCAGATTCGATCAGACTAGTAATATCGTTCTGAGCGATATCTTTCATCTCCATCCACTTAGGATCTAGTGGCATTTTTAATCTCCCATTTGATTTGTCTTCTTTTAATCCAGTGGAAACAGGCTTGCTGCCAATCCTCCGCTTTAATTGTCGCAAGGTGAGCATAGGCGTCCTTATAATCTCGTTCTTTGTGGGCTTTGTAAGATGCTACCATCGGTAACATTACGTCAGGGAAAAATGTATTTGTATATTTGTCCCCGTCAAAAAAGTCGTATGAAAATTTATCTACAGGTTCTGGCTTTCCTGACTCTCTAGTAGGCAATGCACTGTGTATAAAATCTTCGCATTCTTTTAAGAATGTAGCAGGGTTGTTTACTAAAGGGTAATGCGGATCAGGGTAAGTGTTTGTATACCATGATCCTAAGCCCTCGATAGGAATATCTTTCACTTTATCCCAGACATTGTTTTCGTAAACATGAAAACTATCACTAACTTGGTAGTACGGCCCCATCTCTAATTCTAAAGATGCAGCTATATATTCTTGTAATACAGACATATGGACAGCGTTAGCACCGTAAGCTCCCCACAGCATATCATTCGATCTGTTACAGACAGTCATCTGTAGTTTATTATCTCGGATTTTAAAATAGATATTCGTATTACAAGGAATATCTTTACTAGGACTATCGAGGTCTGCGAAAGGATCCCACATCTGTAAAACTACCCGACGAGTATCAGGGTCTTCACTCAACATAACAATCACTTGTGTAAGTTGATCTCGATCAAAACGGTTACGCCAACGATGTCCATAAGCACCGTTAAGTGTTTGATTATCATCTGAAAACTGTGCCATACCACTGTTGAAGTACAGCAGTTTACTAAGATCGTTAGACCCTGCTAACATCCAGATTGATTCGAATAAATGAAAGAAAGGATTAGCATCTCGCTCTGTGCTAAACAATACTCGTTCCCACGGCTTCTGGTAGACAGTAGTTACAGGAGTAATTGCTTCTCGAGTCATACCGTTACGGCTTTCTTGCTTTCTGTAGTTGACGCCTTCTGGTCCTCTAAAAAAGTCTACGCCTAACTGCATAGCTCTATTTACATTGCGAGCACTAATCACCTTCATACAAGCTCTCCGTGTTTAAGTTGATAATGTGTTCGATTTGTAATCGACTTATCTCCTTTCCTTCTAAAGATAAACACCAATAGATAGCGTCTAGTGCATCCATCTTCTTATTAGGAAGACTATGATCCCGCATACACGCTTGTAAGAACCTACCGTAGTAATACATAACTGAGTCAGTAAACTCTTCTTCGGCTTCTATTATGTGTTGTTTAAGTTTCCCCATCTGCTTTCTCCTTTCTCTATATCTTCTACTAGTGGCATTTTTAAATTGTCGTAATCGTAAACACTACGAGTGCGTCCTTCTTCTTTCATGATGCGCGAATACTTATCGAATTCGCAAAGTCCTCCTTCTACTTCTCTCATCTCGAACGGCATACGGTAATGCTCGTCAGTTGATGTAACACCTGGAATTGTTAGTTCAGAGACACATATATCATATAGATCCTGCATCTCTGATAACCAATCGTGGCTGCGTTTACAAAACTCTAGCGGTCTGCCAGTTAATCTGTTTAGACCTCTCATAGCTCCTGGTCCTGCGTTAGCCCACTCACAAATATCTGTTGCGTTTTCTAATAAATAAGTGTGTCGTAAATCAGTCACCATCTCGTAAGCAACGAATGGCCCTATGTATGGGAATCGTAATAAATATTGCCATGCATCAGCTAACGTACTCAGTCTTTCTAAATCTTTTATGATACGTTCTCGCTCGACCCAGATATGAGTTACACACTCTGCTACACCAGTTACCTTATCCATACGGTTAGGGCTTTTTACAATGTAAGCACCCGTCACCCATTTAGGTTGTTTATAAATCTCTTCGATAGCTTTCTTTCGATCCCACTCGATATGCAGATTGTGATCAAGTAACGTCCTGCCTGTTTCTATCAAGTTAAAAAATCTAAAAGCTACTGTAGCCATAAAAACTTCTGGCTTATCTCGTAACGGTTGTCGTATGTGAGTTTTAAACCAACGAGTAGTCCGATCATCCTCCCTAAACACCTGACAAAACTTAAACTTCTGTAAGATCTCGTCTTCTGTCCAAGGGGGTTTTTCTTGTAGATCCTCTTTCTTTATCCGAATGCGCTCACGTTCTTCTATCCAGTACAAATAGAGAACCAGCTCCTCCGATAAGAAACGGTTCATTTTGGTTTTCGTAATATCCATGCACAGTTATTCGCTATCTCTGGGTAAAATGTAGCAGCCACCACTCGTAGAAACTGTTTACCGAATCGGGCTTTCAATATATCGAACTGATCTTCAGTCCACCTCATCTCGCCTTCCTCTTTCATATCTTTCTGCATAGCTTTACGCAAACGAGGCATCTGGCAAAACGTTCCGACTACGATATCAAGTTCCCAGTTTCTAGTTAGCTCATCGTGTAATTCTCTAAAGCCCCACTCGTAAATATGGTCTTCAGGAAGCTTATCGTTCGACCCATCATGATTAGGTGTAGAGACATAAACTAATCCTCCTGGACGTAATACTCTATGTGCGTCTTCGAGCCACGGTCTGATGAACTCAGGTTTCATATGCTCTATAACTTCTGTGGTCCAGAAAAAGTCGATACTCTCGTCTTCTACCTCGAACTTAGGATTGACTGTTAAGTCCTGTATATCTAACCGACCAGTAAAGTTCTTAAACCATGCCGAGTCCATAACTTGTCCTGTTGGACTGTGGAACCCAGCTTTCTCTGTTAGAACAGCAGGGTCAATATCTACACCGACATATGATCTAATTATGTCACGCTTCTTTACGGTATACGCTTTGTATAGGTTCCTAAGCACCCATATCTCACCACAACCCACCTCTAACGTATCTATCGGTCTGCCGAACTTATTAGACTCTTCAATACACAAAGAAGAGATCTTGTCGTACCTCGTCATGTGTGTAATTTCATCTGGTCGCCAGTTGCCTAGTAAATTAGCGTTGGCAATATCCATTCGCGTGTTTTTACTATCGTTCACGTTTTCAGTGAGTTTCTTTCTAATCGAAGCCATATTATTCTCCTTTCTTAATTAGTATTTTACTTTAGCCCTTTACCGAAAGTAAACGACTAAAGCGGAAAGTATTTTTGCGTCTGAGGTTCTATCAGATAGAGATTCTCTTTCGCCCTAGTTAGACCCACATAGAAGACACGCGACTCATCGTCTGGGTTATTTTGAAACGATTTATACACGCGACTTGATATATCTGTCAGCAGTATGACATTACTTGCCTCACCTCCTTTTGCTGCATGGATCGTAGATAGTCGTATCCTTGGTTCTTTCGTAATCTTTTCACCTCTACGAAGCATCGCTCGGATATAACTCCTCTCATCTACCGAAACACCTGTAAAAACATCGTACCAATATTCGTTAGGAAGATTGGGAATGTGTTTCTTAGCTGTATCATATGATATGAAAGTATCAAAGTCGATTTTCTCGAGGGAGGTAGGTGTCCGAAGCTTTAAATAATTTAAGACTTTGGTAAGTTGTGCTACGGGTATCGGCTCTCCTTTCCTAAAACTTTCCCAAGATTGCACTGCCATGATCTTTCTTTCCGAAACACTAGGCTTATTTTTAGTTTGGTAAAACCATCCTTCGGATCTACAGTGTTGTTCTATGCTGTTTAGTAGATAGTTTGTCCTCGCTAGAACTAACCAGTCATCGTGTTCCATATCTATCGTTTCATAAGACGGCTCCCACGAAACGTGGCCCTCTTCTTTTCTAGGATTCCAGGTTTTATGTACTCGAGATCCTACTTGTCCGATACAACGCTCTGCAAGAGTATGAATAGATTTAGGGATTCTATAAGACTGTTTAAGAACCATCGCGTCTTTAGAGTTACGGATTAGGTAATCAACATCTGCACCAGCCCAACGATAAATAGCTTGATCATCATCCCCTGCTATATAAACACGATCCGCAGAGTCACAAAGCTTTCTAACCACTGCCCACTGTAAAGGAGATAAGTCTTGTGCTTCATCTACAAACATCACGTCTAACTTAGGGGCGTGACCACGATCTAAAAACATCTGGAGCATGTCGGTGTAATCAATTAGTAATCGGTCTCGCTTGAATAGTTTTAATCCGTTAGCGAATCTTTCTAACTCGAACCAGCCTACTGCGTCATCTGCTTCGTGCCACTGTGTTTCTAAATCTACTTGTCTCATCCTTGCAAGATTTTCTATAAACAGTAATCTGTCATCTTTAGAGATACCAGAGATGTGCCCTTCGTCAGTATTCACTGCACCTTTTAATCTAAGGTTTAGTTTCTCGTTCAGATCGTAAATATCCGAGGAGGACATCACACTATCTTTAGACAGACCTAATTGTTGAAAGCAGAGTGAGTGTAGTGTTCTAAAATACGGTAGTTGGTTTTTCGTTATAGCAAACTTAGACATAGCTCGAGATTTACCCTCTTGCACTGCCTGTTTAGTAAACGTAAAGAATCCAATATCTTCTGGGCAAGTGCCCCGATCTAGTTCTTCTTCTAACAAACCTAACAATGTGCTAGTCTTACCTGTTCCAGGAGGCCCGAGAATTACCTGTGTATCAGAAGATAGCATCACAAAACACTATCGTCAAAGTCAGGTAAGTTATGTGACTCTGTCTGTACTTGAAACTCTGGTATATGCCAGACATTCGCACCCTTACCTTTTATGTTAAAGAAATACGAGTCCCCACCCATGTTTTTGAGTTTAGCCGTCAACTTATTCCTAGGGTAATCTCTAAAATTCTTACGGTGTAAATAATCAACTAGATCCCCTAATCTAAAATATGTGCGACTTTGATCTGTCCAGGGTTTACCAAGTAGTAACTCATCACGCTCCCTAGCTGGTCTTTCGGTGCAGAAAGTTTCTAGTAACTCGTTAAAGTGACCCTCAGTCGAAGCGTCTTTCGGAACTTCAATAATCGTAAGCGTATCTAACAACTGTTGTATTATCTGTCGCCAAACGTTATCTCTAACTTTCGGTGGGATAATATTTAAGTGGTCCATACACTTTCTCTGAAACCGTGTCTGGTTTAGTAACTCTTCGGTCTCGAGTTCTAAACGACCTCCCTCGACATCTAAGAACCATATCGGTGGGTCACTATTTTGTTTGGTTAGATTACTGAACAGGGGAGTACCGCCTGACGCACCAATACCGAACTTTCTAGTTCTACATAATGGACTATTACAATGTCCCGATATTGGTTGATCGTTACATTTGTAAAAGTAATCTTTCCTCTGTACCTGTTTCGTAACTGTTAGAACTTCTTGTGCGCTTAACGGTGGGGTAAAGTGTTGATGATTGGCTTGTTCAACACGCTTTTCCCAATCATCAGGGAACTTCTTTCTTAGAAACACTCCTAGATTAAATAACCCAGAGTTACGAGTACCTTTAGGAAAACCCTGAGCGACTAAATGCTCTAGACAAGGAGGAGATTGATCTAGCCACTCAGAGTCTTCTATCACTGGAACAACGTCCAGCTTATCTAATTCTTCTTCTGTTAGAACCAGAGTCTCTGCGTACTCTATAAATTCTTTAGGCGTAAGAACTTTGCCTGTAGGCCCAAAAGCATAACCAGTAGAGTTCTCTCCTCCGAAATATGGCATATTCAGAGAACTGCCACGATCCCCTCTTTCTAACAATAGTTTAGTTTGCTTAGGAAATATCTCCGACTGCCCGAACCCGATGGCTGAAGCAACCTGCCTAAGTTTCCTTTGCATAGTAGACGCAGGGACAGGGTCGAACACGAAGATAAATAGATGTGCTCCCCCACTCTTTGATCTACAAACTACCAGTGGTAGCTTAAACTTTTTTAATTTCTTAGCGAGTCCTTTTAAATCTACAGTGAACTCATCTATATCTATCGAACCCCATACACAACTGTTGTTTTCATCTATCGGGACGATACCTAAACCTATTTCTCCTTTTAAGTGTTGACTCCAAAGATCGTTGAGCTCTTTTTGTGTAAGCTCTTTTGATATAGTTACATACTTGCCTTTTGCTTTACCGTCTTCTCTAGTTTCTTTCGTCGGGGTAAAGACACTGTAGCCTTGCCTTAACCCCGCGAAACGGTGCGCAAACTCCTCTTGTAATGACATTGCTCACCCTTATTTACTAGAACGGTATCTCTTCTTCGCCTTCCTCCGTGTTAGATACCGCTGATTCTTGTTCTTGTTGTACGTTAACATCACCTTGACGAGCTGCCTTCATAAACTCCATGGCGATTTTAGCTAACGGCATACTTGTAGGATGCGCTCTCTCTACGGAAAGTCCCATCCAGCTATACTGATCATTACTCTGTGGTATAGAGGTCAATCGGTATGTGTATGCGAACATCGGGGCTTGAACAGCTTCACCGACCGAAGTATTTACGGTGGCATTGTTTAGCATTGTATTCCAACGTCTACTAAACCTGAGCTGTGAAGATGTCAAACTTAACAAAACTTGTTCAGGTGCTGAATCTTCTTCAGCTATAAGAGAATAGTATTCCGCTGTTTCTACCAGCTGATTACCGTTTTCCATAATGAACTTACCTGAGTCGTCTTTTGTGCATTTACTTAGTTCAGCTGAATCGTGTTGATCACTAACGAAACCGCCTCCTTTTTCTCGAGGAATCCACTCGATGTATTTCTTTTTATACGCACAGGGAATAATTAATACACCAGTATCACCATCGTAAACGGTGTTGGTCACACTGTTGAAAAAGTTACCCTCTTGTGCTTCCGCGATATATTGACCATCGCTTTTCTTTAGTTGTGGAGACATTGATTGCAATACCCTTAAAAAAGGAATCGCATAATCACCTGCACTCGCTTCTTCTAACCCTGTACCACCAGACAATAAACTATCGTCGTCGAATACAGCTACCTCGGAGCTTTCCAACTCCGCTACTTTCTTACTAGCCATAGTATACCTCTACTTTATTTTGGCGCGGGATCCCACGTATATCCCGAAGGTTTCTGAGGGAATATCTTTCCCCTTCGTGAGCTGCTCTTTCACAAACGCATTTAACGTCTGTGGATGAACACCTTGTTTAACAGCAGGGTCATGACCCAACTGTTTTAATTTGTTTATTGCATCGTCTGCTTTTTTATTTTCGTCTTTACCAAACTTAACCGTAACTTCGTGTTTAATAATTCCAGCGTGTCCGTTATTGACTAACCACTGGTGCGCTGCTGCTCTATTAGCTTCTGATATATGCGCTCTATAGAACTCTTCTACTTTGATCGAAGAACCATTGGTCAATGTAATCTGTTTTAGATTAGCGGATTGCATCGCTTCAGGTAGATCTACTTCTCTAACCGTTTTGAGATTATTTTTAGCCTCCTCTAATTCAAGTTCTAGTTGTTGTACAATCTTTTCGTTTTGTTGTAACAACTCCGCTAGTTGCGATATTCTGTTATATTCACCATCGGTGGTTTCTTCAGTCCAGGTTTTAGTTTCCTCACCTACTAAATCCTCAAACGTTAGTTGTGATTCTTCAGACATATACTTCTCCCAAATTTTCCATGTAGCCTCGACGGATATCGAAACTAACAGGATAATAAGTCATTTCTTGTTTATCCCACTTCAATACTTTGAAGTTACCGTTATTTGCAGCAGCAACTGCGCAACATAAACCTATGGCAGCAGGATCTCCTATAAGCAACAAGTAATCTTCATCATTGAAATCTAGGAGTTTATTCTGGACCCGTTTTACTTCAGGCCCAGTAGAGAGCATAAGGTTAGTTCTTGCTGGGAACACAACTTCTAAGTCTCCATACTTTTGAGCAGGGACGAGGTTACGTCCAGGAACGTCTTGAACTATATATACAGTCATTCTAATTTCTCCTTTATAGAAAAAAGTTTAGGCGATACGAGTCTGGAAAGTAAAGCGTTATTATTTCTATTAGTTATTTTCTGTAGAAAACTTTTATGAAAAATTTTTACAGAATCGTCTAATAGAGTAATAGGTCTAATAAAGTAGAGTCTAAGTAGTTGAAATTTCTACAGAAACCAAAAGGGAGAGAAGTAATAGAATATATTAGAAATATTAAAACGGGATCTGCCCACGAAATAAATTATCTATTTTATTTATTCTCTACTATAATCTTCTACAGAATTTAGAAAGGAACAACGTCTTGAAATATGAATTCAAGACTGAACCGTTTGAACATCAGCGCACAGCTTTATTACGTTCATGGGACAAAAAGAAGTATGCGTTCTTTATGGAGATGGGGACGGGGAAGTCTAAGGTCTTAATTGACACAATAGGTATCCTCTACTGTAAAGGAGCCATAGACTCTGTTGTTATCGTTGCACCTAAAGGTGTGTATAAAAACTGGGAGTCTCGTGAAATACCGGCACATCTACCTGACTATATAGATCGTCACGTAGCAGTCTGGTCTCCTGCCCCGCGCAAGGAGGAAAAGAAAGCTCTTACTTCTTTGTTTGATCTGATTGATAAACTTAAAATATTTATTATCAATGTAGAAGCATTCAGCACTAAGAAAGGTGTCACGTTTACAGAAAAGTTTGTACTAAGTCACAAACCACTGTTCGCGGTAGATGAATCTACAACTATCAAAAATCCTAAAGCAGCTAGAACAAAAGCAATAATTAAGATCAGTAAAGACGCAGCGTTTAGAAGAATATTAACAGGGTTTCCTATTACGCAATCACCTCTTGATTTATACAGTCAAACAGAAACGTTAGAAAAAAGTTTGTTAGGATTTACTTCTTATTATTCTTTTCAAAACCATTACGGTGAAGTTGTTAACAGATACTTCGGTGGGAGAACAGTCAAACAAGTTGTAGGGTATCGAAATCTTCCTGAGCTTACACAGAAACTAGATTCTTTTTCTTACAGAGTTTTAAAGAAAGACTGTTTAGATTTACCAGATAAAGTTTATCAACGTAGAGATGTAGAACTAACCGCTGAACAAAAGAAGTTGTATTCTGAACTTAGCGATCGTGCGATAACTATTTTACAAAATCAAGAACAAATATCTGTTACGAATATACTCACCCAGTTACTAAGACTTCATCAGATAGTCACGGGCCATGTAAAGTCTGACGATGATGTAGATATCCCTGTAGATAATAATCGTATAGACGCTATGTTCGAAGTTATCTCAGAGATGCAAGGTAAAGTAATTATCTGGGCAAACTATAGACAAAATATCCTGGAGATTGTTGATAGCTTGAAACAAGTATTTGATCCTAACGAGGTTGCCTCTTATTTTGGAGATACCTCTCCAGATGAACGAGAAAGAGTAATTAAAGACTTCCAGAACCCTGACTCACCGTTACGGTTTTTTGTAGGTAATACGCAAACAGGTGGCTACGGTATCACATTAACAGAAGCTAAGAATGTGATTTATTACTCTAACAATTTCGATTTAGAAAAACGTTTACAGTCAGAAGATAGAGCACACCGCATCGGACAAGTAAACAAAGTTACTTATGTTGATCTTGTAGCTAAAGATACTGTAGACGAAAAAATAGTCGACGCTCTTAGAAACAAATTAGATCTCGCCCAAGAAGTATTAGGCGACGATAAATGGCAAAACTGGTTAGGCTAAACTAGCTCTTATTTGATCAGCTGCTTCTTCTAATGCTCTTAACGCTTGTTCTGGTGAACCAGAATTATCAAGAGCTGCTGTAGCGATAGCTGATGCAACAGTAGAAGTATCATCTACCATTGGTTCTTCTTCTGGCATCATAGGAGCTTCTTCTGCCATTCCCCCTAATAAAGCAGCTAGTCGATCAGCCTCTTCACCTTCAGACATCATAGGTTCTTCAGGCATTGGGGTAGGAGGCATAGCAGGACCAGCCATAGGAGGCGTAGGTGTTTCTGCTTGCGCTCTCATCATATCTAGTCTATTGGGCATTTCGTTCATTGGGATAGCCATATTAATTCCTTGGTACGTTAGGTCTAAAAGCGTTTTGAAAAGGAGCTACGTTAGTATTAAAGTTTGTAAGATCCATAATACCGTTATTTACTTGTCCACCTTGATTATAATCTCCCCCTGTAAACGGATTAGAATACTGTGTTCCTATAAGCGGGGTAGAGGCTTTACCATATTCTTCTGGATCGACTGGGGACTCATATTCACCGTAACTAGGTGTAAATGTTTTTAGATAAGTGCTAAATGCATCTTGACCAAGCCCTTCACGTTGACCGCCAATTAAATTAGCCATAGGACTACTTCCTGGAAGGAACGAAGCACCACTACTAAATTGAGATGTTGATCCTGTTCTTGGACCACTAGGAACAGCCCCTGCAAAGAAATTACTTAAATCTTGTTTAGTGTTTTGTATTTGTTGATTAACAGCATCAGCTTCGTATTGTGATTGTACATCTTGATATTTAGTTTCGAGATCACCTAATTTATCAGTGAGTTCTTTTATGATGCTGTCATAATCTGTTGCAGATGTTAACTGATCAGAAGTAACAAATTGTTGTTGCCCTAAATAAGATTCTAGTTGCTCAGGTGTTAGATAATTTTGAAACAAATTTTCTAAACCTTGAACTTGCTCCTGAGTAGCAAATTGACTTGTATCAAACCCTTCTAAACCTTGAGTAATTAGTTGGTTTATTTGTTCTTCAGTTAACCCTGTGCCTGCAGCAGCAACAGCATCAGCGATCTCCTCTTCTATATTGGCATCAGAATCAGCTAGGGCACCTTCTATTAAAGCAGCGATTTCGTCTTGTGTTAAAACACCCGCTGCAAATAATTGAGCAAACTGCTCTTCACTAAAATTAAACCCACCTTGAATAATCGCGAGTACGTCTTCTTTAGTAATATCGCCAGCGTCTATTCTTTTTTGTATTTCTTCTGCGGTTAACGTCCCTGCTGCAAGCATTTCTTGCAACGTTTGTGTAATGTCTCCTGTTATATCCCCTGATGCAATATCTCCAGAAGCAAGACCAGCGTCTATTTGTTGTTGTATTAAAGATTGAAAATCAGTATCGGCAAATCGAAGTGCGGGATCTCCAAGTCGATTTGATATAAAGTTTGATACAAACTCTTCTAACTCAGCTTGTTCTTTGCCTTCCCTATCCCCCATGAAACGATCAGGATTTTTTGCATAATCTTCATAGAATAATTCTTCAGCTATTTGTCGTAACCTTTTTATATTTTCTTCAGAAGTAGGAACATTAGCCATAGCAGTGCTAATTGCATTTTCCATATCCTGAAGACTAATTCCTTGATTATTTTCAATCAAGGTTAAAACCATGTCCTCAGTTAACCCAGGATTAGCTTCGACAATACGCCTTACATCTTCTTCTGTTATACCTTCAGGAAGTCCAGAAAGAGCTTGAGATATTTGAGTTTGTACGTCTTGAGCACCTACAGTATTAGCTTGCGCTAAATATTCTTGTACGCTCTCGTTTACTCGACGTTGTATTTCTGCGTCGTTTATATTTAAGTTTAAACTTGCAGGATTAAAACCACCCATTCTCATTCGGGGTATTTCTACTTCGCCACCTTCGGACATCATTTCAGGTTCGGACATTTTAGTTTCAGATTTATGAAACACGGCGTTAATCATAAAAAGCTTCCTCTAAATATCTTTTACTTGTTTCAAGAAATCCTCTTGATTCTTCAGTTAATGTGCTAAGACGGTCTCTAAACGCTTGAGCAACAGCCTCATCTTCGTTAGCTGCTCCTCCTACGTTTTCAATTCTTCCATAAGCTATTGTACCCATTAATTTCAACATATTTATAGCAGGAAGTTTTAACTGTTCAGCTTTCAAATAGGCTCTTAACCTTTCTGGTTCTAAAACAATTTTAGCTAAAAATTCTAATTTTCTTTTATCTAGTTTATTTAAAAGAATTTCTTGTGAAGTGCCTATTCTCGTACTTGTTAAATCGAGAGGCCCAAAAATAAGTTTTCTAACTTGTCTTACAGTTTCAGCATATCCACCTTTTCTCCCAGGCTCGGTCACGTCACCTGCAACTTGTCTAGCGTATCGACTTATAGGACTTCCAGAAAACCCAGATTGTTTATTTATTTGTCTAGCTAAAATTCTTAAATCTTTTGCATATCTTAATGCGTCTTCTTTACCAACAATAAGCTCTAAATTATTAGCTAACTCTCGATCTGTGTTATACGGATCTAAAAACATTCTTCTTAGATTATTGAAATTAAAAGGACTTTCAACATCAGCTGCTCTTCTCATCCTTTGTCCAGGTTTAGCTGCTCTGTAAAAAGGAGTTTGTAACTGTTTAATAAGGATTTCTTCACCAAAATACTGCTTCATAGCTGATCGTAACTCAGGGAATTTATCAGCGAGTTTACTTATTTCTTTTAAACTTTGTTGAGCTGTAGTTTGATCAAAAGCTCTAGCTGTTGTGCTAGACATTCCGAAAAATCTATCTAATACATCGGTTATTGCAGGAACTTCCCCTGTTTCTGGGTCTGCTAGTTTTTCTAATTCTTTTTGTAAAGCTCTTATATTTACTTTTGATTCTTTTATAGCTTTAGAAGCCGTGTCCATTAAGCTAGGAAAATTTGTAAAAGTTACAAAATCTTCAGGGAATAAAGCTCTTAATTGCTCTTCATTATTTTGCAATATTTTTTCAAACTTTTTAGCTTGATCCCCTCTTCGAAGTATCTCACTGCCTTCAGCAGCGAAGGGGTTACGGACTTCTCTTGATATAGAATCTAAAACTAACTGTTTTACACTTTCTAATTTTTCAAGACCGCCTTCTTGTCTTGATAGTAAATTTACTAATGCTCTAACTTGATCAGGGTTAGAAGTTCTAATAAACTGTCCTATCTCATTTTCTGGACGTTTAACTATGTCTAAAAGATAACGGCTAGAAAGTTCTTGTTGTGTCTGTTTTAATCCAAGAGCAGCTTGTTGATAATCTAATCCAATAAGATCATAAACTTCATCCATATTATCAGGGGCTTTTTTATCCCCTGTTAGATTTGTATACATTTTCTTATGTTGTGCGTCGATAGCTCTATCAAACGCTTTTACTAAATTCTCACCTTTTTCCCTAACAATAGGATTAGGGTGTCCATTGACAACAGATTGTAAGTTTTGTCTTGTTCTTATTACTTCAGCAGGAGTAAATGCTCTTTGCGTAGCAAACCCTCCTCCTTCTTTTTGAGCTATTCCTAATAAAGCTTTAATACTTATGCCTTCGTCATCTCGCATAGGCAACATATCTCTTATTACTTGAGAGGCTTCATCTGCATCTAAAGTTGAAAAGACACTTCCTGATTCTTTATTAGCGTTTAAAAAATCATTTAACTCAGCTTTTATATAAAAAGGCAGTTTTATGGCATTAGCAGGATCTGTGTACGCACTTTCATTTAAAACGTTTTCAATTTCAGAATATGCGTCTTTTATCTCGTTTTGTTTCATTATCAATAAACGAGATTTACTATCTGGGAAAAGTTTTGATTGAGCAGTGCTTACTTGCTCTTGTACAATGGCAGCATCTGTTGCTCTTTGTTCTCTAGCTGCTGGGGGGATTAAGTTTTTAATATCCGCTGTAGCTTGAGCGTCAAGTATTTTTAATTCTTCTGCGCTTAAATCATCTAAAAGTTGTTGTCCTCTTATTCCTCTAAATATTTCATTTACGTCTGCTTTTGAAAATGTTTCTGGAAAAGCATCTTTTAAAACAGGATCAGCTCCCGTTTGTCTTACAATAGCGTTATAAAAATCATCTAATACTGCAGAGTTTTCTGCAGCTATATTTTCAAATCTACTTCCATAAGTACTAGCTGGGCCTAAATCTAAAGCAAGAACTTCTTCCATAGCTTGCATTACATCATTTTGAGATAATTGGCCTAATGTTTGATATCTGCCTTTTAAAAGTTCTATTACTTTGCGAGAACTTTCATCAACCAGCTGTTTTTGTTCTTTTACAGTTCCCCCTAATTTAGTTTCAGGGGGATTAAATTCAGGATCGTTTAATAATTCTCGTATTCTTTCTCTTTGACCAGCGTCTAAATCTTCTGGTAAAGCATCAGGGCTATCTGCTTGAATCCCTCTAATTCGACCACCTAAAACTCGAGCTTCTACAATCATTTGATCCATTAGATTGTTTGAAGGAACCCTACCTGTCATCCTCCCCCACACATATCCCATTGTTCTTAAAAAAGCATCGCCAGCTGCACCATACATTAAAGCACTTTGAAAAAGTGCACCAGAATCTCTTAAAGCTCTATTAAATTGTAAATCTGGTTGAGTAGGATCATCCCCTACTGTTCCACTAGCTATCATTGCAAATTTTGTAGCTGCTTCTGTAGACGCATACCCTAGAGAAGTTAATCCAATTTCTAAGGCAGTTTCTCTTTTACTACCCCTAGGAAACATTTTTCCAAAAATTCCGAATTGTTCATCACTAGGAGCTTTTCCTTGCCTTAAATCTTCTGCTGTTCGTTTTAATCTTTTCTGAATTCGACTACGGGTAAATTTAGTAATTAACCCCATTATTCCCAGCCCACCTGCTATAGGGAGGCCCTCTTGAGCAGCAAATTTTTCCATTTCGTTTAAAAAAGGCTCTAAATTTCCATCTAAAGCACTTTCTACAGGCTGTACTTGTTCTACTGGAAGCCACGCTGGTTTACCTGTCTCTTCATCTATAGGGTTATATATACTTTGGATAACTAACCCATCTACAGGATCTTTTGGATTTGTTTGCGTAACTTTCGGATAAGTGTCTCCAAACCGTTCACTGTATCTAACAGGGTCAAAAGGTTTAATTACATTAAGATACTCTGACCCAGTAGGATGATTTGGGGTTTGCGCTGTTCTTTTATTAAATTCAAGAGAGTCACTTTTTTGTCTGAAAGGAATCCGATAATAATTTTCTAAATAACGTGGTTTAATTCCACGTAATTGTAATTGTGCTCTTTGATCTTCATTTAAATCATGAAAAAATTCACGACCTGTTTCAAGCAACATGACCGCAGGAGACATTGTTTGCACTGCCGGTGAGGTTATCGCTTCTGGGTCATCTCTTCGTTTATATTCTTCTTCAGTTCCTAAGCCACTAATCTCTGGTCTTTCCATATTTAAAATATTTTTATACCTTCGATATATTTCTTCTCCACCTCCAATTTGAAAATCGGCTTCTATTTCTTCTCTTGTAATTTTCCCCGTAGCTTCAGCTTGCGCCATAAGATCAGGATTATTTAAAAGAGCTTGTAAAACAGTTAAACGAGCATAATTATCTGAATCAGGTAACGCCATTAATTGAACATCTAAAGTTCCATCTTTAGCTGCAATTCTAGATTCTGAAACAAAATTGCCTTGTATTCCTCCACCGTCTAAAACATCTTTTTCAGTATAGTTTTGTGTTTCTTGTGTTCCAGGGTTGTAATATTTAGCAGCTATTGGTTCATCCCTGAGATAGACACGTGTATCGTCATACAGCTCTTTCCAAAAAGGATCTGTATAAAAATCCCTACCTAATACTGCTACTTGATCTACTTGTGCCATTATTTAGATCTTTTTAAGTTCTCTGGCAACAGCAGGGTTTACTTTTTGTTGTTGTGAAGGAGTGCTAGTAGGATCACGTCTTTCACCTAATGTTCTTTCTCCTGTAAGGATGTCATAACCAAAAATTTCTAAATATTTATTTAGATTGATAAGGTTTTTATTTCTTTTAAATTCTTTTGCAAAACTATAGGGTGCAAAAATTTGGTGTTCTTTATTAAATTCCCACAAATAAAGTGCTTTCCCCCTAGTAGCAGCATATATGTAATTGTTGCGTATTTCTGATTTTAAATTTTCTATTTCTTTAGGATCTTTACTGGTTCTTAATTTTTCTAATTTATCTAAAGGAATTTTAAACATACCTGCAAGAGCAGCGTTTTGTCTTTTTAAAATCTCATCTTTTTCTTCATCAGTTTTATTCTCTAAAGCTGATAATTCATTTAAACGACTTCCTCGCGCTGTAGCTCCGTCAAAATTTGTAACTTGTTGGTTAACAAAATCTAATATTTTTTCGACCGGCTGACGTGCATTACCATCTTCAAAACCCATTTGTCGCATAAAAAACGCTACGTCTTTATCTGATAATGTTCTACCTGTTTGTCCTGCAGCTGCAGCTGCCATATAAGCTAATCTAATTTGATTAGCTCCATACAACCCTGTTCGCGCTAAATAATTATCTAATTGGCCTTCATCGTAAGATAACCAGCCACCAAAATCTCCAGCTTGTTTTACTGAATCAGATTGTTGAATATCCATCAAAACATCAACAACTAATTTCCTAGCTCCAGCTTGTTTTTGACTGCTTGCATTTGGATCATTTAATACAGAGTTATAGTTATCTATAGAATCTATCAAAACTCTAGCGTTATAACCTCTATCTACATCTGTTAAATTTTTTGCAAAAATATTAAAAGAATCTAAAGCACCTGACCCAATTCCCAGTGTTTCTAACTGATCACCAAATTGTTTTATATTTCTACCGATACTATCTGCTGTTTTAGACAATACGTTAGGAGCTAAGGAGGTAACTGCCTGATTTAATCCAGTATAAGTAACAACCCCAGTATTCGGGTCAACTACTCGTTTAACTTGAATTTCACCAGTATCATCAGTCATTAAAGTATTAAGAACTGCTTGTGCTGTTCCAGCCATTGTTTTAAGAGCTTGACGATTTGTTTCTTGATCTGTAAAATCTTTTATTAAATCTTCGTCTTCAAAATCAGGAAAAGGTACTTTTTCAAATTTTTCTACATAAGTAGTAAGGTTTCTTCCTCTTAGAGCAAGTTCTTTACGAGTAATTTCTTTTGTCGCATCTAATGGATCAACAAAAACAGTTTGTAACTTTTCTTGTCCTGTTTCTGGGTCTGTAAATTTACGGAGATGACCCTCAAATAGTTCACCTGTATCTGCATCTTGATAAGTATCTGTTGATACTTCAGCCATTTCACCGTCAAGTAAAGTAGCTGTTTCGTTTATATAATACTTACCTTTGTCTACTGTTTTATTAGGGTTTAAAGGATCTATATCTATAAAGTCATTTCCACGACTCTCAATCCATGTGCGTCCTGTCTTTTTATCTCTTAATCCGTTAGTTTGATACCCTTGTATTATTCCAGTGTTGTCATCTTTATAAAAAGTATTTACTGTAACACGATCTAATTCAGGTTTTACTTGAGTAGCTGCTGTTCCTCTAGCTTGGCTTCTTTTTAAAGCTGCGTCTCTTTTTAATTTATCTAAATCAGCTAATGTTTTAGAAGAACCCTGTACCGATTTAATATAAGCGTCAGCTGCATCTGAGTCATCGTCATCGAAAGCTAACCCAGGAGCATATTGAATAGCTTGTTGTAAAAGATTACCAAATGCTGTTTTAGTTTTTGGGCCTTTTAACTCAGGTAAAATTTTATCTATTTCAGATAAACGTTGTTTTCTTAAAGCGTCTATTATTCCTTGTGGCCCTTCAGCTACTTTTGGCAACTCAGTAGTTGTATCAGGTAAATCTATTTGAGCATCTTTAGAAAACGAATCATCTTTATATAAAAGTTTTTCTAATCCTGGGATTTTACCTAAACCAGATAAAGCTAATCCTGCTGCTGACGGAGCAATAGCACCTAATAAAGCTCCTTTTAAAGCGTCCTTAGGGTCTTTTTCCCTTCGTATAGTAGGAGTAGGGGAGAAAGAAAAACCCCGAGCAGGGGTAATCGTAGGAGCTTTTACGAGGTCTGCGATACCGCCCCCGCCTATATTAAAACCGAAGTTTTGTTGTTGAGCCACTATGCTGCACCTAACTTACTAGATGACATTGGGAACCGTGATGCGAGTCCTCCACGTTGTGCTTTTACAGGATTAAACCCCATCTGTCTTACGGCTTCAGGAGCTTTTTTAGCTAATGCAGCTAACCCTTTATTCGGTATTGGTCGACCACCGTCTTTCATACCATAACCAGCATATCCTGTGCTCATATTAGTAAAAGGTTGAACGTTAGAAGTACCTGAATACCCTGTACCACCAGCAAGTGGTCCTGCCCCAGTTAAGAAATTTGCATAACCCGACATAAGTTGTTGCGGTAAATTATATTGGCCAACAAAATTTTGATAATTTAAATCTAAAAGAGCTTGATTTCTAGCACGGTTCATCGCACCTACATTCATTAAACTACTAACATCACCTTGTTGTAATCCTGGGAGCATTCCAGCATAACTAGACATTGCCCCTGCCCCTCTTTCTTGTCCTGCAGCTAATCCCCCAGCTAATCCACTTAGTCGGTCAGCTCCTGCCATACCTCTATCAGCCATAGCTTGACCAGCCCCAGTAGTCATACCATAAAGTTGTTGACCAGCTTGCCCTAAAGCACCGGCTGTGCCTCTTTGCGCAGCACCTGTTTGACCTGCAAACCCACCAAGTAACGAAGCTAGTCCTGTTGCACCACTAGCTTTTTGAGCACCAAGACCTGCCATTGCACCCGCAGCTCCCGCTTCAGCACCTCTTTGTCTACCAAATTCACCCATGGCAGCACCCCTAGCACCTTCGAACCCTCGGCTACGAATACCAGCCACCGCATCAGCTAATCCACGAGTTTCAGCTATTTGTCTTTCTTGTGCTCCTAAACGAGAACGAGATCCTCCGAATGCCCCTGAAGTAACTTCAGCTGCATCACTAGCGATATCTCTTTGTGCTGCTGCTTTTTCTAAATCTTTAATTGTTTGTTGTACAACCCTATCTTCATAAGGATCCATATAACGATCAATATCAGCCGTATCAAAACCCGCTGTACTAGCACGTGTTAATTGACTTGCTTCGTCTATGAATGGGTTTTGTAATCCTTCGGCTCTTCGTGCAGCTGCTGTTGCCTCACGAACACCTGCAAGTTCAGAACCCTCTGCTTCTGAAGCTTTCCTAACCCCTCGAGCGGTAAAATCAACACCTGTATCTAATCCAGTGCGTGTATAATCTTCACCTTGTTGTAAAGCTCTTATAACTTGATCTTTAGCTTCTGAAGTTCCACCGGCTAACGTAGCAAGGGCTTCTTCAGTTAATCCTGACGCTCTTGAAAAGTAAGGTTGAAAAGCACCAATACCCTGATCTGCAAGTTTCATTGCAAGTTCTTCTCTAGGAGTAAACCCTTCAATACGTGGGTCTGTATAAGTAAACGGAGAAGTATCAGGTTCACCTAATCCTTCAAATTGACTTCGGTAATATTGCTCAACAAGAGGTAATAAACCTAAACGAGTGCTTTTACCTGTTTCAGGATCAATCTGTAGCCCTGCATCAGCCCCCGTAAGTAAATTATAAATAAGTTGATCGGGAGCCTGATAACTATATGCAGTTTCTGTAGACATAATTATTTACCAAAATTTATTTTATCAAGAGCAGCGATACCTTTATCGAAGTCACCGCCTCCCATACGTTTTACACCTTTATGCGATACAACATATTCTTTATCGCTCGCCCATATTGGAACTAAATCTTCTTTTGGGCCTCCTGGCCCGTCAACTTCGCCCCCTCCTAAAAACATTTTACGGTTTAATACCGTACCTCCGTCTTCCATACCTATACGTTGTGACCGTATTTGTTTTGTTCTAAACGGTTTAGGTTTTACAGCACGGATTATCGGATCAGGATCTTCGTCCAGTGGATTAATTAATTCTTGAGCTAAAATACTACCAAGAGTAGAGGCTATTTTTGTAAGAGCCTCTTGTCCCTCGGTTAAACCCTCTTCGGTGGGGGTTTCAACTTCTGTGGGATCAGCAGCTACTGGTTCAGCAGCTACTCCTAAATCATCAAAAATATAAGGGCTATTAATTGCATTTTCTAACCCTTGTGCCACACTAACTCCCCCTTCAGGAGAAGTAGAAAAATTACTTCCTGCTAATAATTCTTGAGCTTTTTTTATAGCGTTTTCTATCTCTCGTGCTGCAGAGCCACTAGGAACTTCTATTTGAGGAATTTGTGGTTGAACACCTCCGCGAGTTCCCTCACTAGCCTTTTCTGACATTTCGCGTAGTGGGGCGTCTACTGCTTTACGATATTCTTCGTTAAGAGCATCAACTAAGTTATCACCACCTATTTCACCGATACCTGTATTAGCACCGTAAGTAGCATATTTATTTAAAATTTCAGTAGTAATATCAGGAGACATACCTATCTCCTGATTTTGTTCCATCATTTTACGAGCGTTAGATTCAGGGTTAGTCATTGCCCTCATAAGAGAATCACGTTGCTCGTCACTAAAAATACTTGTCATGCTGTTTTAGTTTTCTTTTTAGGTTTAGATTTACTAGCAGCTTTTTTACCTTTCATAATATCTTTATCAACGGTAGCTGCCTTACCCCCTGTTAAAACAGAATTTACACGGGCCATGGCCCATTGATGCTGAGAAGTTCCAGGACGATGACCTGTTTTATAAGCTGCTAATCCTCGTTTATATACTCGTCCTAATTGACCAGCGGTTACTTTTTTACCTTTTTCACGAGCTGCTTTGGCTTTATTAGAAAGTGCCTTTTTAGTTTTTGCTGAAAGACTCATGCTGTTGTACCAAACCTCTCTCTAAACCTACGAGTATATTTAGACTCTATCGTTTTCCTAGGCTTACCTTTTTTCTTATCAGTAGAAAATTTATAAGCAGTAGGATCGTCCATCGCTTTCTTTTTGTTTTTAGCTATTTCTTTCTTTCGTTTTGTTTTTTCTTTCGAAGAAAGACCAGCTAAATATTTTGCAGGAACTTTAGGCTTTTTCTTCGTCTTTTTCATAGTTACAAGGCCACTGTTATGTTACCGTTAGTAACGACTTGAACTGTGCCCACGCTCCCTGTTGCGCTCAGTCCAGACGTGCTTGGCGTCGAAATATTCTGCCAAGAATTGCCTAAATATACCTGAAGAACCTCTTCTGTAGTATTCCAAATTATAGACCCTGCTTGGAAACTTAGCTCATCTCTTCTAGCACTAGTAAACTGTGGAGTGGCGTCAGGGTCTACCGCTCCTAAACTAAGTTCTAATAAACGAACGCTTCTGTTATAGGTCTCCGAGAGAACAGTTTCTCCTTGAGAAAACGGTAACGTACCTTGTAATAATTTACTCATCGTTTCCCGTTAGGTCTTATATCTAATCGTGTACCGCCGATTCTAAAACCTACTCCTAATCTAATACCTGAATCTGCATCATCGTCTGATTCAAAACGTAACGTAGCTTGTCTAGCTCTTCCTCGCATATCTATTTTAGTAGTCGAAGCAGTAAAACTACTTGTTTGGTCAGTAGTTAAGGATTCCCCTGGAAAGTTTCGTTGTTTAAGGACAACGTTTAGTTGTTGACCAGAACCACCTGTCCCAGTAAATTTAACATCAGGAATCATCCTCCTAATAAACTGAAACTCTTCACCATCACCAAGATCGAAGTCAGCAGATTCAATAAAGACGTTATCCATAGGAGAGCCGTCATCATCATTACCCGTCTCATGTTGATATAAAAAGTGCGAGGATCCAGATTTTCCAGCTGCTCTCGGGAACGCAACAATGCCTTCATCGAGCCATGCCGTTCGTGATAGTTGACCTATGCTCCATAGTTGCTCCACATAGTTATAAACAACATATCTATCTACTGACGTAGAATCAGCAGAACAATAAAACCATCCTACCTCATTAAATTGTTTATTTAAAAACGCAAAAGCTTGGAACGCTTGGCCCTCATTTATATCGTCAAAAACATAAGATTGAACACTACAAGGAACAGGAGTCACTGCTCCTGTATAAACATAAAACCCTTTTTTGTCCATCCAGAAAATACCTTGAGGACTATTCACGGCTCCGTTAGGACTTATCAAACTAACGCCCTCGTTTACTAAATTTAAACCAAAAGT